GCCGTGTAACTGTGTGATGTTTCCCAGAGGACAGGATCACGAATAATTGATATGCCATCCATTGTCAGGTCAGTTAGTGCATTGTCAATACCTCCAGCAAATGGTGACGTTCCGTTAACTATCCCAAAATCACCCTCTACACCAGAAGTTATTGCCTTCCCATTTGCTGTCGTACCTTTGTCTGCCGCCGTTATTGTTACTGTTGCAGTAGATGCAGTTGCAGTATAATTTGGTACTGATGTTTTTGCGGTGATTGCAGTTACAATTGCCGCAGCAGTTGTATCATTATTTCCCGTATGTGCAATCGGGCCATCCAAAATATCCACATTATCTACACGCAGGAAAAGAAGATTATTCCCTGTATAAACTGTTCCTGCATTAACAACAACTGTTCCGGCAGCCGCAGTTCCTGTACTTGATGTTAAATTTCCTCCTGTAACTGTAAATGAAGCTCTTGCCCGTCCGTCATACTGTTCAATTATCCTGTTAAGTGCAATGGCACTTTGCCAAGAATGTGTCCCAGTACCAGCGTTTGTGTAGGTAACTTCGTTGCCGCCTTCGCTGGTTGAAACAAAGAAGGTGTTAGCAGTTATAGTTCCTACAACATAATAATCTGTAGCTAAAGCTAAACCTGTAGGTAGCGTATCTGTAGTGGTAAATCTAACAACATCGTCTTCTTCCAAGTTATGGCTTGTGCTAGTTATTTGTAAGTCTCCACCAGAGTCAGCTACTGAAACAATACTTGTTGTTGGTTGGGTTCCACCGGGGTCATCGTGATCCCCCCAGTAATGATTGATACGTCCATCCTCAAATTCCACAGCCGCATAAGGTTTGCCATCAAAAAAGTCCACACTCAAAATCCTTGCCATATCCTCTTCACCAGCATTGCCCTTGTATCTGCTTTCCATCTTGATAACAGACAACTCTTCGGGTTGCCCTGTCATTGATGGTCTTCCTGTGTGACAGTCTGCAAAAACATAGACACGCCCACCTCCGGCGGCAAGGCCGTGAGTGTTTGCCGGAAGAGTAGTCCAGAGCTTAAATGCCCTTCGCTTCTCAATCTCACCACCCCTTGTTATGTGTGCATTGGTCAGGCCAGCAACTCCGTCATCATTAAGGCCGTATAGACTGCCCGGTACAGAGGTTACAGCAGTCCTCCGTGTGTCAATTCCAGATTTAAAATCTTCGACTAAAACGTATGGCATCAGCCCACCTTATGAACGTGCATTGGCAAATCAACAACTACATCTTCTCCAAGGACTAAAGGTTCAGTCTTGGATAATCTTGCTCGTAGTCTCTGGTAATGAACCTGTGCCTGTTGCTGTTTTAATTGTGCATCAGGACTTTTCTGGCGAGTTAATAATTCTGCGGCGGCAAAAAGGACAATCAACTGATCATCCAAATCTGCGGTATCTGACATGGAAACAAATGTGGAAAGGTTGCCTGTGCCTTCTAACCTGAAGAGGCCATCACCTGTTGTTGCATTTGCATTTTCACTTGGAATGGGCCAAACCTCTACCTGTACTGCTCCGTATGCTTCATATTTCCGAATGGGCCATGAGCGTGATCCTGTATCTGAGTCATGGATTGTGTAATCATGTGTAGAGATTCCATAAAAAATCTTATGCCAAGATGTTCCATTTTTGAACGAGGCTCTTTCTACACGCTCAAGAGTTATTCCAGAGGGAATATCATAATAACGCTGACCTGCCTGTAGAGTTATATCCTTTTTGACCTGTAAAAAAGGCCATGCAAAATCTTCCCATAAGCGCCGTTGCACCCTGTTAAGAAGATTGGTCATCATCTCTTGGGTTGACTTTCCAAGAGCCGATGAAATTGCGTGGCCAGATTCGCTTCTCAGATCATTCAGCAGGACTTGAAGAGTCGTGTTCCTTGCCATCTTTTTCCTTTTTTGCGTTTATTGGAGGCCCACCATCTAAAAATTGATTCTCCGATATTTTCAGGGATTTTACATTAAATGGTAATTCTCCATAAGCTCCAAATACTTCCGTAAATTTTTCCTTATATATATGTGCTAGTCTCTCACGTTCCGTATCTGTTGACATATTGTCCTTGCCAGTTAAAACGATGCGGTCAATTGCACCAGCTCCATGCAGATGCCGTAGGACTGCCAGCTCTGGAACTGAAATTCCGTTTTTAACTACAGTATGTCCTGTGTCACCGCCAATTGCCACATTTGCTCGATAAACATTTTCCATGATAATTTTCTGTTAAGTTAGGCAACCCCGAAAGGTTGCCTAGTTAAGTCAAAGGTCTACGAAATTTCGTAAACACCATGACAGTTGAGTTGACTTGCACACAACACCGAAGTAGTAGTTATCGCACGATAAATACTGTAGTAGTCATGTGGACGAGTTGGAGAGTGCCGTTTCATTTTCTCCCCATCCATATACATAATGTATAATTTGGTTGGGTCAATAATGTAACAGCGTTTGTCACCATCTTTCCCGGTCAGGTTAATGTCATCAAGAGTGGGGTCATACTGGAACTGAATCCCCTGATAGTAGACTTCACCCATTGAGATATCCTGTTTCCCCGTCCAACCAGTTTGAGTAAAGTTACCCTTACTCTTTAACTCAGTTGTCAGGCGATCCAAGAAAGCACTTCCGCATACAGCAAGTGAAGGTTTCCCTCCATAACGGCGCAGTTGCCGTATTTCCTTGTGTATTAGGTCAATTAACTCCTGACCACCAGAACTTGTTGAAATTGCCACATTAAAGCGGTTCCTCCACCAAGTATTGGTATCAGTCCGAAGTCCACCAACCGAAGCATTTGTTGCTGCCGGATTGTCGGCTATGATTCCTTGTATTCCGGTCATAGCGGTTGTACTTGTCCCATCGGTATATAACAAGTCATTCATACCTCTGGCATAACCTTCCATCATGTCCTCCATCTTATCCTTGAAAAGATTTACGAGAACAGTCTTGTCTCTGCCAGAAACATTTGAGGTTTCTCCAGTAAGTGCATCACTTACGGAAATGCCGTCATGTTTTAGTTCGGTATGTGTAACTTCAATACCAATGTGATGTTCGTGCCAAGTATAGTTGACACGTTTGATATGGTCGGGGTTAGAATATGTAACCTGATCCGTTGCTGTATAGCCCGCTAAACTGGTTTCATAGACTCCCTTAACCGCCAAATCAACCTTTCCCTTACCACCCGGATAGCTTTTGGATTTTGCATCCAAAGCACTAAAGAGAGGTTTGTCTTGGATTGCTTGGCTTAAAACGTCACCACGATTTATAAAAAAATCAAGGCTCGCATTGGCCACGTTGGCCAGTTGGTCACTTGTGAGAGCGGCCATGTTTTCTCCTTATATTATAGAGAAACTCCGAAAAGTAGCTTTACTGGTTCAGGGACTGCGTTATTGCATCTCTTAAAGAGACAGGCTCCGCTACAGGAGTTCCACTAAGTTTACCACCTGTTGCCGTCTTCATTGCACTTGGATGAGGTTGTCTGGCCTTAAACCTTTCATTTACAGTTGCATAAGCATCATCGACTAGGCTTAATACTTCTGCTTGGGTTTGCGGCTGTCCACGCTCATTCACTAGCGCAACTACACGATCATTAAATTCTTCTTGCTTGAGACTGAAGTCAACGTCTTTTGCTAAAGTTGTCTCACCCCACGTTTGCAAGGCGTTTGACAGCATATCGCTCTGAACTGCTGATTGCTGTTTTGCACCCCTAGCATGGTCTGCTTTACGCAGATTTTGAACCCTTGCTAGTTTTGCTCTTGTCTGGCTCAACTCTCTTGCGGCATTCTCGTCAAGAAACCCATCGTCCACTTTCGCTTGGATGTCTTTTGGAATACTTCTTCCAGTAACTTTAGACATATTGCCTAAATGATGCCCCAGCATTTTATAGGCCAAGTCTGGATTATTTCTAATCGCAGCCATGATTTTAAACCCTTCAACTGAATCCTTTGCAGTCAAGTTGTTCTTTTCTATAAAATCCGTTATTTTGGCATACTGGTCTGAATCATTCTGAAGTTTTGAAACAGTTTCTTTTAACTCGTTTTTTTCGGATACGAGACCCCGGAAACGAGGATGCTTATTGAATGGAACGTCCTTGTAATCCTCCGATGGTGTATCTTCAGAGGCTTCAATTGGTTCCGTGACTTCTTTCTCTTCAGTAGTTTCTGCTTCTTCCACAACAACATCTTCTTCCAGAGGGCCAAGTGCATCCTGCACCGCACTCTCTAAAGTTTCAGTTTCTGAGGTTTCTGCTTCAACTTCCGTGGCATCTGACGATGATGCCGTGTCTTCCGCAACTTCTGTGGTAGACTCGTCTATAACATTTTCTTCAACAGAAACGGGGGACGAATCCGTTTCCTGTGACTCTTCAGCCATAATACGTCCTATTGGTTAAATTAAACATTCATGCCAATTCCCGGTGGCTTACCACCTCCGGGGGGTCTTGGCTGGGGAGCATTATTACCCCCCTGTCCTCCTTGCGCTTCTGGAGGTTGCCCTCCTCTACCCTGCGCTTGGGTCTTCACACCTTGCATCATATTTTGTGCCACAATTGAAGGTAGCTTGTCTACGATTGCATCTGTTAAATCCATCTTGTCATCAAGGCGTTTCAAAAGCTCCCTTCCAAGGAACTTTGGATCAATGCCGGGAATCTGGATGAGGAATGGTATTATTTTTTCGATATTCTGAAGTTCGGCAGCCTTGTTTGGTTTGCCTGTCGATCCTGCTTCAATTTCCAAGTAGACTTCATTCAGAACCTCTTCCTTTTTAAATTCCGGCCAGATTGCTCCGGGGCCACAAATAGCAATAACTTCTTCCTTACTCATTTCTAACAGTAAGATTTGTCCAGCCGCTCGGGTAATCTCCGTCATAAAGGAGTCAAGATCATCAATGTTTGCACCAATAGCAGACATTCGGGATGATTCTGCAATGGAAGTTTCAGTCGCAGTACCTTTCGATATTTGACCGAAATTAGCTTCTTGCTGGCCCACTACGAGCTGGACATCATCAAATATTGTCTTTACTTCATATAAATTAGGATCAATTCCAATCTGTTTTACTGGTTGCAGAACGTCATCAACTTTCTGTCCTGCCACCAATGCCTGTAATTCAAGAACTGCATTTGCAGGAGGGTCTTTCAATATATCCTTATCTCCCTGCTCCAGCATTCCTGCCGGAGTTGCATATTTTGGCCTGTTTGCCCGTCTATGTTCCCTTAATCCTTGTCTGGCCCTGTTATACTCATGTTGCATTGGAGCAAGAAGTTTAATATCAGACGGAGGATATAGCTGGTCTTTGTGTTCAATCTCATTAAAAGTCAAGGCAAAAAATGGCCAGAATGTTTCTAATCGTATAGGCGGTGCTACTGGTTCCGAAAGAAAATCGTTATATCCATCACAAACAATATATTGCAGACCTGCATTTTTATCATATATCTCCCAAACTAAAGCAAGGCCGTCCCTGACATTATCTGAATTGTGGCTGAAATAACTATGATTGGATTGTCCTGCCTTCACTCCAGTTTCGTTACCTTTCATGTCGTATGATAAGAATGAATCCTTAACATCAACATCATAAATTTCCTTTATCTCTTCAGTAGATAAATACATCTCATGTGCAACCCAAGATGCACCAACAAAACCACGCAATAGACGGCACATTGGATCAACAATAATTGCATCGCACTCTGGAAAATCAAATACCAATCCTTCCTGAATAATTGATAGCGGTTCATTTTTTAATGCCTCAAGTGAAAGCATCAATTCTTCCATTTCTGCATCATCCTGTTCAATATCACCCTTTTCTGCTTCATCTGCTATTCGCCTGAGATGATCAACTTGAGCTTGTACGTCAGATATTTTAGAGGAAATATCCGGCAACCTGTCAACATCCCTCTGGTAGCCAACCTTGACAAAACCAACTGAAGTTGTTAATACCCTGCGAACCAGAGCCTTCATCTGGCTCTTGAATGTTGGATGTTGTTCGTCCATGAAATACTTGAATAACATCTCCATACATTCTGCAACCTTGTCCATCTGGCGTTGCTCAACCTTAACTTTTGCATGGTCATCAACAATTGCCTTTTGCTGGGCATTCGGTTCCATTCCCTGCATACTTGCCTTTGCAAGTCCAGAAAGTGCCTTCTTCATACTTTCTTCGTCACCATCCCAGACTGTGTGATCCATGCGTTTTCTTCTGGAGGCCACGGGGGTGGGGTTTTTGCTGTAGAGAGCCGAGCAACGCTGGTGAACATGACGTTGTAGGATATTTGCAACGTATCTTTCATCATCCCATGAGTTGCCCGAATATCCTTTATATACGGCATCCATGTCAACCTTCATTTGTTTGAAGGCTTTAGAGTGATATTCCTTTGCGGCCCTCACTCGTTCAATTAAAAGACTTACAAGGGCTTCCCTGCGGAGTGTTGGCTCGTTATCTTCTTCTGCAACAACTTCTACTGAAACTGCCTGTTCAAATTGTATTGCCATTTAAAAACCTGATGATAATGATTGCCTTTGTCTTGCCTCTAAGTCTGATTGCCACCTCACCCAAGCTAGTGTTTTAAATTTTGGGAAAAGATTTTCCCTTGATTTTACTGTTGGCGAATGTAGTTGTCCTAATCCCATTCCAATCCATGACAGAGTATCCACGAAATCATCATGGCGGCTGTTAGGGAATTTCAATACCTCATCTACTGCCTTACCACTCCAAGGACTGACTTTTGGAAAGAAAACCTTCTTCATTGCCATACGTCCAATAATCGACTGTGAACGCTGGACTTTATTAGCAACTGGCGTAACTTCCTCAATCCTGCAATGTGTGGACGTTTCATACATCCGCTTACGCAGGAACGGCCCAATTGCCTTTGTAATGTGACCCTTTTCTGCCCACCAGATCAAGGGGCGGTGACGTTTCATTAATTCAATCATTGCCTTGACAACTATGTCTGAAGGTTGTCTTGACCACCAACAATCAATTAAATAAATATCTTCATGGTCATCAACTCCAACAACTAAAAGGCAGGTTAAATCATGCCTTGTCTTGTCAATTCCCACAGCATGGTCAGAAGCAGCATAAATCCTTAAATTTTGTGGAAGGTTCCTTTTTTCATAATATTGTATATTCTCTCTCTGGAATAAATCGCCATCTTCCGGACTTGGCTGTTGCTGATAAAGTGCAGAAAAACCCCTTGGGTCTAAATTCCGGGCTTCTTCCAGAAACTTCTTATTAAATCTTTGCGGCCATAAGACCTCGCCTTCTTTCCGTTTTAGGGGATCATTGTCTCCAGCAAATGCTGGTAGATTAATGATCTTCCATCGACTGCACTCTTCTTCTGTAAAGCATGGATTCATTGGATCAGTTAATCTTCCTACCAAATCGTCTTCATGCCAGCGTGTAGATACAATCACAACCCTTGACCTTTCAGTCATCAGGCGAGTCATAAAAACCTGTGTAAACCATGACCACAGATTTTCTCTGAGCGTTGGAGACATCGCCTCCACAGAGTCTTTAATTGGATCATCACAGACGAGAATATCTCCACCACGACCAGTAATAGAGCCACCACGACCAACAAAAACCGACATACCTCCGTTATCAGTCTGGATGCGGCTTTTAGAAGCACCGCCTTGACGGAACTTAAAGTCAGGGAAGACCTGTCTAAATTGCGGAGATTCCATAATTGCTCTGCAATCTGATCCGAAATCCTGTGCAAAATCTTCATTGTACGTTGCAAAAATTATAGACTTGTGTGGGTTTTTACCCATCAACCACGGAATGAATCTCCTTGAGATCATCTCCGATTTTCCATGTCTTGGAGGCAGGGTAACTATCAACCTCCTTATCTTTCCCTTCTGTACTTTTTCTAATGCCAGAGCTATTGCCCTGTGATGCTGGGCATCCTCAAATATTGACTTCTCAATATTATTTGGATCAGATACAGTTGGCATTGTGAATTTAATAAACTTGAGAAATTCAGTCTTACACTCCAAGGCCAATTTTTGACGTTTTGCTGCTTGTAGTTGCCTGTTAATTTCATCTAATTTCCCTAATTCCTCTGCCACTTTCATCCAATCTAGTGATGCCAATCTTCAATTCCAATCAGGTTTTACTACTCCAATAAACTCACATTGTGGGTGAAGGTATTTGTCCACAAATATATCTCCCTGTTCATTAGCCTGTTCAATCCATGTTTCATTATCCAGATTAGCGGTAACGTATGATCTCCATTGTTCTTTCTGTTTCTGGCTCTTTTCAGGTATCTCTTTTCCCATGCATCATCTTGTTTTTATAGAAATCTATATCTTTAATTGGCCTGTGTCCAAGTGGGTTTTTTGTCACTAAGTCATTTTCAAGGGCAATATACTTATCTATTACTTTGTTTCCATTTCAAACC